GGGCTATCCAGAGGGCTATCGGTGGTGAAAGTTACATGCTTCTTACGAAGCATAACTTTTTGACCTAAACTCCTGGTTCTATCCATTCTCTGAAATGGGGTTGAATAAGCAACCCATTCTAGATAAGCAGTATATTTTACAGTAAATAAAGTACCTATATCAGGTGCGCTGCCTGTCCACTTTATCTTCTTACCAATAAAGGTAAAGTCTCCTCCCTGGGAGTAAACTACACCATTCATATCTTCGCACCAAATAGCACACCCCGGTCTGTACCATAGGCGATCTTCATTATCTTCTAAGTCAGTTACGTATTCAGAGTTGTTCTCTAATGTATGAGAGCCACGCATAATAACTTGTCCCTCATTTATGGGGGAGGTAAAGCAAAAAGTAATCTTATCAAAGTCAGTAATAATACCAGATTGGACCGAAGGAGAGAATATCACGTCACCCGGAACCGCATATCCAAGCTCAAATAACTGTCTATTCCTACCTGGGTCTAGGCTAGTTATCAGTCCTAATACACTACGGGCATTCCTATATAAGAAACCATCTCCCTGACAGCCAGGACAAGCTAGAATCCTTTGATTGGCAGGCTTTCCATCTTTGAGGATAAAGGCAGCATAAAGGTCTCCGTTTCGGCAAGTACATGCAACGGAAGTCTCTAGGGTAACTTTCTCCCCACGAGCTTCTATAAGTTCGTTTAATAGAGGAAAGTTCCAATCTACTCCCAATAAACTCATAAGTAAACCCTACCTATACAACTACAAGTGTTACGCCTCTATATTTAGCTCTTAGTTCCTTGCCTCGTTCTGTAATCCAGTCTTTATATGCTTGAATAGTTCCAGTGAACAGACCGTACCGGGCTGAGTTAATGTACGAAACAGACTCAGATACTCCGTCCCTACTAAGGGAAACAGAACCCAGACCAGGACGAAGAGCTTGTCCGGCCATCACAAGAGCATCAATAGCAGCTCTCTTTCCAATGAGGTCTTGAATGTCACCTGAACATTCTCTCAGACCAACAATCATATTAAAGTGCCAGAAGTTTGGAAGTTCGGAAGCTCCTCTAAGAGCATTTACCCACAGCAGACCAATAAAGTCAAATGCTATTTCCTGGTTAAAAGGAACCAACTGAATGATACCTCCTTGCTCAGAATGTTCTATCCACTCTAGGTCTACATCAATAACACGAGTGTTGGCAATTGCCCCATATAAACTATCTACTCTTAGAAGCTGTGGGTATGGAGTCTGAATGTGAACCCATTGCCCTTGTGTCCTAGGTACAAAGTAGGTCAAGGGACTAACAATAAAGTCAAAGTCAGTATCACTAAATATAGGAGCAGGGGCATTGATGCCTGCTGCATATTGAATGGTAGTTGGGTCTCTGTCAGTGACTACGTTTGTGGGCTCAACATGTGTTGCTAAGAAGTCTTTTTCAACCCAGTCAGTTGCGTGATTTACATATCTACGCAGAGTTTCATCGTCCATTACCTTACGGTCGATAAGGATTGGCTCAACAACATCCTCTGTTGGCAAAAGAAGAGTACTAGTTACTCTTATAATTATATAGTCTCTAGTCACACCTGAAAAGGAAGAACAGCCAGAGGTTCCAGCACTCTCCCCACCAGAGAACAAAGTGTATGTTCCCGCCGTGGGAATACTAACTAAGGGGCCACCGTCCCAGTTCATCTGCCTAATTATAGAAGTAATACCACCAGAAAAGGGAGTTGGGTCTATAGCAATAGCAAATATCCCAGTTCCCGTACCCGAAGCTACAGCGCTAAAGCCACCCAAAGCAGCTACTGCAGCTGCCACTAGAGTAGCTGAGTTTTCCACATTTATAGGAACCCCGCCACTTACTGCTAAGTTTATAATTAACTCATTACCAGAAACTGAGGCAGAAAGAGCAGAAGAGCCAGCTGGAACCTGTACACTTGCTATAAAGGAGTTTCCAGCTGAGCCAGCGTTCGCTCCATCAGCAGTAATAGTAACTACACCGTCTGTGCCAGAACCTATGGGGCTTGTAGCGTTACTAATAGCAGTTTCATGGTAGAAATACCCTAGGTTAAAAACACCAACCGGATGAGTCTTACTAACTTCTATAACAGTAACGCCATCCAAAGCCTGAGGCTGAAACTTGGGTTCTTTAATCTCAGTTGCTGTAAGATCTAAACCAAATAAGAAGTCACTCTTGAGACGATCAACCGTTATTATACTGACATTAAAGTCATCACTATCCGCAGTAATGTTATCATTTTCAACACAAGTAGCTCTTACAAAGTATTTACCATGACGAACCAAGTTAATGAGGTCTTGGTCTACAATATCCGGCAAATAAAACTGTACTATAGCCTGCTGTGGGTCTTCTGTGTCTGTAAAGGAGACAGTAGAAGTAGCTACTACTGCGTCCCTGGACCTACGAGCTTTTATAAGGTCTACATAAATCTGAGTGTCAACGTACGGAGCACCACCGCTTATCGTAAGGGTGGCTGTAATAGTCTCTCTACCAATCTCATATTTGGAGTATTCGTTGTTATCAACTGATACTTCTATTATATTTATACAAGCCATCTATCCCCTTTACGGAATGTCAAAGAGATTCGCAGCCGCTGTGGGCACCTGCAAAGTACGCCTGTAGTTAGCGGCTGGTATAAAAACATCAACCTGAGAGCCTGTAATCAATGTCAGGGTGAAAAACCCGTCTGACCCAGACTTAACTGTTATCAACGTAACACTTTGAACATACTCCTCTGAGCCAACAGAACCAAGAGAAGGGGTGCCTAAAGCCCTGGCGGATACTGATGCGCCAGACACGGGTATCCCTTCCAGGTCTATTATGTACCCATACAACACCGTTGTACTAGCAGACAGGGAGCTAGAAGGATTAACAGGAACGGTCTCAGCTACATAAACATTAAGAAGAGAAGTCTTAATGGTAGGACCAGTAATACGTATATACATATTACCTAGAACGTCTACGTCTGAGGCAGCTAAAGTTAGCTGAAACGTACCATTATCTATTTCAACGAAGTTTAATCCGTCTACAACTTTAGCTGTAAAAGAACTTTCTCCCTCTTTCTTAAGATCTACATAGACATCAGAAAAAGTGATTCCTGTAGCTGGACCACCTGTTGTCAGTTCCAAGTAGGCAGTAACGCCACTTGCCGTATTTTGCAAGAGAATAATACTCGACATATCCTAAAACCCAGGTAGGAGAATATAATTATAGCCACAGTATAGCATGTTGATATTAGCATGTAAAATATAAACACCTCCGTTCCCCTGAAGGAAGGAGGTGTTTAACCGAGTATTACTAGGGAAACAATATTGACTAAAAGTTAGAGTCAATACCCATAGCTACACGGGCGTCGTCATTAGAACGTGCCCTACGAGGATGAGTTGGGGTCGGCTTAACGCCGTTCAACTCTCGGAGGGTAGGTACATGACCGCTAGTAGTAGTGGTATCTCTACCCGCAGTAATAGAGTCCGAAACAACCTGAAGAGCCTCTTCGGCAGTCAAAGTAGTAGCTACTACCTCGGCACCGACTCTCTCAAGAAGAATCAACAAATTATTAAACTGACGACGAAGTTCGTCAATCTCTGCGCTGCTACTATCACTTACAACTGGGCGTGCCTTTGCCATAAGAAATCATCCTTACTCTGAAACCTTAGAAGCTGTCTTTTTGACAAACTTCCTAATAGGCTCAGCTTTATTAATATTAGGTTTAGGGTCCTCAATCTTTTCAACTTCAACCTTTGGGGCAGGAGCTGGAACAGCCTTAGGTACTACAGGAGAGCTTTTGGTCTCCTCTACTATCGTAAGTCTATTAGGACGAGTACGAGAGTACTCAACAATCATGGGAACATCGCTTTCAAGACATTCAGCAATCCCATTTTCATCAAAGGAAAGGACCAAACTATTTCCAACAACAAAAAGCCTGTTGCGGATACTGTTACTCTTTATCTTCACTGTCTTCATTGGCATCTCCTGCCTCAACGTTAAACTGGTTTTGTGTATGGTTTTAGTAAGAAGATTAAAACTAACTTCACCTTGTGTTCTTCCTTTAGTAGTTCTTAGTTTACCAAGTTCAGACATGTCAAGATTTACATTAACATCATCTGAATATGTTTTGTCTGAAGCAACTATTGGGGAACTTACAGACCTAAATAAACAATCATTACATGCAGGAATGGTCTCTCCTGGGAGAGACTTGTCACACCATTTACACTTAGCCATGAAACAAGATAGTAGGGGCTAGGCTATCTAGCCCCTACATATCCTTTATCGAGCGCTGAGCTGACCAATATTAATAAGACGCATCCACTTCTTCGGAGCGAAGAGGATAGGAGTACCATACAGAAGAATCATCCAACGATAAGCTGGAGACAAAACTGCAAGGTCCATCTTCATCATTGGCATAAGCTGACGGAAAGTTACAACCGAAGGTGTAAGCTCTCCAACGTATGCCGAAGAAGTAAATGGAAGAATAAGGTTGTTATCTAGCCAAGCAGTATTAGCCGTGCTAGCAGCTTGAGTGGTTGCTGGAATCTGAGCTACCAAAGAAAACTGAGCTAGAGAGGTCTTAACTGCTGTGCTTCCTGCAGCTGCAGAGCGATAAATACGGAAGTACTCAGGGGGGAAAGCTCCAATAGAAGCAGCATTGGTAACTACAACAGAAATGTTGGCACCAGTGCCCCGTTGAGCTGCAGTAAGGGTCGCGACGGCACCAACAGCTGGAATAGCAGTTGGAGCAGACTCACCAAAGCGGTTTGCAGCCGTTACTACATAGTAGAACGACTCTGAAGCCGCACCAGTTGATCCCTTAGTAAAGTCTCCAGCAGTAGCAGACGTAGCAGCTGTGGCTGCAACAGCTGGTGTTGCGGGAGCATTAGCAGACGTTGCGGCAGCAGGAGGGGTTGGGTTCTTGCGAATGAAAACATCCGGGTTGAACTCAAGAATACCAGCCTGTGTGCTTACAGTCTGGATGCTATTCCCGATCTGACCATTCTGTGGCGCGGGAAGCTGAATCCTCTCGCGTGGGTACATTGTCTTCACTAAGTCACTCATTGCACGAGTTCCAAGGAAGATGTCAGTTGGGAAACCGTAGTTCTCTATAATCTCATTTGACGACTCTTCGAGATCCGCTTCCTGAAGGCTGTTGCCCTCAAGGTCAAGAGTCTGTACTGGGTCAATGAGAGCATCCATACCATCCCACTGCTCTGCTTCGCCATCGAAGGAGAGAGAAGAGTCACCCGTGAACAAGTTGCGCTCGGTCTGCTCAAGGAGCCAGAGAATGCCACTCTGGTTCTCAAGAGCGATCAAGTCACCGTGTGCTGGGTGGACAAGGGACGCCTGATGTGTGACCTCACGAGTGGTACCAAGGAACTTCACAAGCTGAACTCTACGTGCATACGCAGTGTCAGTAGCCTGTGGAAGCTCACCTTCCTGAACGAAAGGATTCTGGGTTCCACCATATGTGGTCAATTGATTGTATTCTTCTACTGTCGAATACGCTGGGCTCTTCGGTATCTTCTTCCAGAACTTAATATGGGAAGAGGTGTACGTTAAAACCTTTAATGATGCTTCAAGGGACTCGACACGAAGGGCAGAACCGCCAGTTTGTCCCCCGGTCTGGTAGCCTGCTTCAAGAGCTTTGCTCAACTCAGCAATGTCTTGCTGTGTACCCGCACCGAAACCTGACATACCTGAGGTCGAGTTTTGAAAGGAAGAAAGACCTATAGTCATTTTAATAACTCCTTATTTCTCTTTAGTTAGAGCGACCACTATGGTACGCCAGAACTCTCGATTCCAGTTCGGGCGATATTGCACTAGTGGATTCGAATTTAATTACTTCGGTTGCACTGGCCTTACCAGACTCAACCATCTGAGTTAAATAGTTAAGAACCTGGGACTTACTAAGAGACTCACCCTGTGGTGCAACTCCTCCTGGTCCAAAGCTCTTCTCTACTGCAGAGATGGCGGACTTAGGGGCACGCGCTGGCGTGCTCTCAAGCTGCTCGATTCTCTGCGATTGAAGAGAAAGAACCTCAGCAAGACCTACAATTGACTTTGCAAGCTCTGTCTGATATTCCTTCTGCTCGTCGTGGATGCTCTCGATGGACTTACGAATACGAGACTCAACACTCGAAAGTGTATCGCTCTGTGCGTCTACCCATCCAGAAAGGAAAGAAGAGAGTTCAAGACCCTTGGAAACGTCTTCGTTCTCGGCAGCAACATCAGCAAGACTCTTGCCCACGTCGTCCTTGTCGTCGTCGTCACAAGATTCAGCCTTTTCGACTTCCTCTTCCTCATCATCCTTCTTGCCATATCCCTTGATAACGGCATCGAAAACGGCCTTTTCGATAGCGTCAAGTGGAAGACCCTTGGAGACCTTCTCCATTACGGACTTTACCATCTCGGCGGAACCAGAATAGTCTGTTCCGTTCTCACTCACACCATCGGATGCTCCATCCTCAGGAGACTTACGCTGTCCACTTCCCGCCCAAGTTCCTGGGTCAGAGTTAGATGGCGTATGAAACACCTGAGTTGAACCAGACGAAGAACCAGCCCCAACGCCAGCATTTTGCATACTCTCTACCTTCGTGGTAGCAGTACCTCTGGAATTGTGACCCTTCGTCAGATCCTGCAGAGCCTCTAGTGCCTTTGCGACACTATCTATTTCTACAGTCTTTTTACTCATGATTATGCTCCTTAAAAAAGCTCAAACACTACATTTGCGACAGCCACTGCAGCTTCCTCGTTTAGTCCATGAGACTTTTGGAGATAATCTACAGTTTCGTCATAGGTTAAGGACTTGTTAGTGCGATCCTTTTTGATGCCACCTTCAAGACTCTCTGGAACAAGTGGCGACCCACCTGCTGTTAGGGCCTTCTCTTCATCTTCCCCTGCTAATTCAGAGACAGACTTGTCGAAGTCCTTTTCTGTGCGCAGGGATTTCACAATCTCTGCCCACGTAGTTGTGTTAACTGGTGCTGGAGTCAGTGCTACATCTTGTATCCAGCATTCAACTATTTCTTTACCATTTCTCCTTTTAACCTTACCTTGAATAGAAAAACCTACTTTTCTAGAGGCATCAGAGGCAGTGAGCGCATTCATTAGCTCCCAGTACTCGTCTGCTTTTCTGTGGTTGTTAAAGAGAAATCCTTTTATCCAAAGTCCATTTTTAGTAACTTTAGCCTCAGTGGGCTGCCCTACCTTATGTTCAGGTCCGGGTTTGTGGTCGTCGTTTAGATATCCATTTTTAAGAAAGTAAGAGAAATCAATACCATTTTGATCTACAATCTCACCCTGTAAATCCCGAGCATTAGTGGATGCAATTCCTTGAATCCATCTTTTACCATCTTTTCCTTTACTAGATTTAGATACATCTAAGGCCGTCACCGGCATCCAAAACTGAAAAGTAGAATCGTCTATCCAGCCTTTATTCATGTAAATAGTATCCTTAAAACAAAGAAAAGGGAGAACCCGATATTACAACATCGAGCTTTCCCTTTTGGATGGGACCTTCAAACTTAATGGTTAGTTTACACTAGGGGTAGAATCTTGTCAAGCTATAATTATGCATATGTATACATAATTTAATATTTAGGAGTTCTACCCTCCCCTTTAAAGCTACGAAGATAAAGTGGTGGAGAAGCCTCTTTTGCCAAGGATTTAACCATTTCCGTATCTAACTTCACTGGAATTGGTATCTCTTCCCCGCAACCTTTACAAACAGCTCTGGCCCCCTTTTCCTCAGAAATGAGCAATATCTTAGTCCGCATCTTAAGCTCGCCATTAACGCTCTTAATAATCATTTCACTACATTTAGAGCAAGCCAAAAATACGGAAGGAGAAATCATGATACTACCAGCCTATACGTACCTTTATCCTTTGATACTTCTTTAGTCAATAGTTCTACATGTTTATACTCATTACCAATATGAGACAAACCCCTAGTAGCCGTACCCTGCAAAACAGAGGAGGAAACATTAGAAGTATTACTTGTTATGTACTGGTCTAGGTCCTTAGGAACCCTAAAATAGGTAGTACCTAAACTATGTATTACACTAGCATAAGTATTACCACCCTTACTCAAGTCTACTGAGCCAAAGGGGTAGTCATAGATAGATATATTAGCTGGATTCCCTTCTCTATTATAAAAGTCTATAGAAAAAGGGGTTACAACCCCATAGACATCCTGGCACGTTGAAGTCTCTAAAGGCACAATGGAGCTAGGAACAGGGAAGTGGGACTTAACCAAAGGATAGACCTCATTAGAGAAGTCTTGGCCGTAATACTTATTAGCTATATGTTTTACCAGCTCTGGAACTTCCTCAGTTGGATACATCTGTTCTTCTAGGTCTTCCTTAGCCTGAACCACTGCATTCATCTTCTCAGCTAGGTCAGGGTTTGCAGCAGAAAAGAAAGAGTCTTTAACCATCTCCCAAGCATAAACTTGCTTGTTATGGTTTCCATAAACTATTCCTTCAGAAGGAATGGCTGTGTAGGAGCCTATACCAGACGAGACAGTAATACTCTCTGCCTTTCTAGCTCTCTTAAGCTTCTCCATATCCTGAACGTCAGCTACGGCGGGGTGTGGTTTCCCATCTATTAGGTCTCCCTCGTCCTTAAGTTCCAGATCAGTTCTTTCCCACAGCTCTGGCCTAGAGGGATGCCCCTTGGTTCTATAAAGAACTTGAGCATCTAAAACAGAAAGGTTTGGGTCCACTATACTAAAGTGATATGGAGCTATATGAAAAGCTGGGTTGGCATATCCCATAAGGAAATGCAGGTTGCCCTCCACTGAGCCTAGAGTTTTCTTATTTCCCTCTTGGCCTGGGTAACAAGTAGTAAAGGTAATATCAGATTCTTTCTTACCCTTAAGGCTATCAGCTAGGTAGGAAAGCTTACTCCATTTAGCCAACCCTAAAGGCTGCCTAGCTTTAATCAAAACTTCCCAAGCATCAAAAACGGAAAATATGCTATCAATACTCATACTTCCTTCTTTCCAAAGTCTGTGTCTACTGCTCCTGACTCTTGGTCAGCTACTTGTGACTCAACAGGATTACCCTCTGCATCTACGTCTGGAGTTTCTTCTTGCTGCTCAGCTTCCTCAAGAGAAGATGCAACTGCTTCCTTTACCAAAACCTCTTCCTCTGGGGTTAGGTCGTGGAAAGGAGTAGCGTGCAACCAAGTAGAAAATGTTATCTCCTCGTCTCTTCTACCTATTAAGTCGGAAAACACAGACAGTGTGCCGTACTCGTCTGCATCAACACGAGGAACTATACTTTTAGTAATACTTTCCTTGTAGTTTTCCAAGAGAGTATTTCTAAGTTTAGTGTCAATAATATATTGCAAATCTTTTTGAGTCCCAAACGTTCTTTTAACTTCACTAAGAGCTATACCATCTATTTGTTTTGGATCTATCTTCTCAAAAGAAAGACGATTTACTACTTTGGAGTAAATATAGCTAGCATTCCAGGACAGTATATATGTGGGGGAAACCTTTAAATACTTCAATAAAGAAACGAAGTATCTAGTTCCCACCTTTCCTTCACCTAAAATAGAAGGAATCACAAACAAAGGAGAAGAGAAGTCCCTACCTACCCTAAGGCTAGTAATAAAGTCCATAAAAGGAGAATCAGTAACAAACTTACGCCCTAATAACTTAACTGTATCATCAATGAACTCTAAGTCACTGACAGTGGCGTTAAGGAGGTCCTCTAACTCATACAACCCCTGATCCATCAACATAATAATAGCAGCAACTATTTTGTCTTTGGCATGAGGTTTATTAAACTTTGCAACTGCAAACTTCCTCAAGTTAGGAATATTAGCATCTGTAATACGAAGCTGGTATTGAACCCATAGGTCAATATTCTCACGTATATCTGAATCTAGGTAAATATAGCGTCTCTCCCCTTCTCTCTCATATACTTCAAACCAAATATTACTAGAATCTACAGGATTATAGTTTTGGTTTCGTTCGGAGATAAGGTCAGGGGGAACGGCCATATGCCTCTTCTTGCCCTCAAAAGTAAAGAACTGGGGATTCTCAGCGGGCACCGGCTGACTCCTATCCATAATAGGAATGCCCAAGTTCTTGTCATAATCTTCGTGATCTTCAGGAGCATTAGTATATTTCCAGTAGTTGTTGCTACTATCAATATACCAATAATCATACACTCCCATTTCACCAGTTTTGAAGATATAAGTATGCTCAGGGTCCACCAAGTCCGGCATGACACCCTTGTCTAAGGAATCAAAGCTTTCAAACCCCTTTGAATACAAATCCATATCTTTCCTTGCAGTGACAGTGGTAGTAGAAGGACCAGACTCAACTTCTATACCATGAGAAAAAAGCTTATGAGTGTGATCATCTCCTCTTGAAATAGGGGGACCACACAAAATACCATGAACCTCATGTATATGACCTGACTCGCTAGGAGCGGAAGAAGACACAACTTGAGAACCAGTTCTCAGAGTAAATCTATGGGCGTGTGTTTTGTCAGTCATATGTTTAATTTATCTTCACATATCTTATATTCATTTAAACCAGTAATCTTACTACGAACCTTTATTAATATTCCTAAAGTTTCCATTTTAGTTATCACAAAAGGCTTCAAACCTAGAATCATTAACTGAGTTGTGGTTCTGGGTCCTAACGTCTTTAGCTTTCTAAGAACTAATATATCTAGAAAAGTAAGATTATAAGACTTCATGTTCATACAGATTCAAATAAGAAATCTAACAGATAACCCCTTATTTCAGCTCTTAGCAACTCTGGGTCTTCTGCCTCCACCACATATCCAGGCCAAATCTTTTCCACTAAATCAACCAATATTACTGGGTCTAACACAGGGACAAGACCCATGAGCTTACTAACTCCTTCTGGAGTATCTAAGTCAAAGTCATAAAGAGACTTCAAAAGGTCATTAACATCAATACCCTTAGATAACTCTAAGGATAAAATAAAAGCGGACTGCTCTTCATTAAAATCAATAACAAAGTCATTCAATAAGTAAGTTTCTTCAATAGGGGAAGACTTACTAACAAACTCCCCCAAAGGTTGCCCCGCTTCTACGATATTAGGAAAAGGATGTGAATAGGTAATAACATGGTGCAACGAGCCATCCCCACCCTGACGGGTGCAGTTATTTCCTCCTCCGTATATACATTTACGCAGCATCATCAGTAACCTTTCGGGCCGAAACATAACTTCTAAAATAGCTAGGAAGAGCTTTCAAGAAGTCTATACCGTCGTCTATAGTAAGCTTATCATCATTACCATGACTTATAATTGTAGTATCTTTTAGTAACTCCAGCAAAGAGGGCTTACTTGTCTCTATTTCCTTACCGTTCCACCAAGCAGTCCCAAGAGATTTCTCTTCTTTACCATAGCTGACTAGCTCGTACTCATGTTCTTTGACTTTGTTGTCCATAGGTATTTATCCCCTAGTTACTCTTGAATCTTTTCAGTCTTAGCTTGCTCAATATCAGCTGCAGTCTTTTTGTCCTTCTTTGCTCTTAGATGAGCAAACTTAGTTACAGCGTTGGACAGGGAGCCTCTAGTATTTAGAGTTCTAATAGATCTATCAATGGCAGCATTTAATCTATTAAATGTATCTTCCTGCCCTGGAGGAACTAACTTCTTATAGACAGACTCTCTTGCCATTTTACGTTGATAAACTTGGGATGATTTCAAACCATCTATTTTTACCTGTGCTTGTACTCTAAGATGCATCTTGTCTTTTAGAACTTCACGAGCATTCTTACGTTCTATCTCAATAAAAGGTTTTCGCTCATCTAGGAGGTTTGCAAACAACTTGTCATTAAGTTTAACGTAATTAGATTCAGCAATTACAACTTCTTTATCTAACTCCTCATATTCCTTGTTAGCTATATCTATCTTAGCTGTATACTCAACGTCTATAGCTTTTTGGGCAGCTCTTACCTCTTTTAAGGAAAAGTCTTCTTTTCCACTACGTTTCGCGTCTTCTACAGCTTTAGCTACTCTTATGAGCTTTTCCTGTTCAAAATGCTGTCCACCAGCCCTGCCGCTCCATTCCCTATGCATAAATATACCTAAGTCCATAAAAGACTTAGCAGCTAGAAACTCTGGACTACTAGGATCATTACCATGTTTGTCTATAAAGTCTATAGCAAAATCCTCAAACTTCTCATTGGGACCCTGTCTATTATCTTCGTCCTCAGATGAAGTAAACTTAGAATCAGTTATAAACTCAGAATAAGGAAGATGTCCATGTTCCTCCTGTATCTTCATGGCATATTTCATTCTAAGATACACCTGAGCTACCTGCCAGTCTGGAACACGACCTCCAAGAGCCTTCTGCAAGTCTGCTACTGAAGTATTACTAAACCTCTCCATAGTACCCGAGGGTACTTTAGCCTTCATATTATTAGAGTTAAAACCCTCATGAATAAGCTGTTTGTAGTCACGATACCCCACTCCAAAGGCGAAACCATGATCTATAGCTTTAATATCTGAAAAGTCCTCAGTAACCATAACATTATTTAAATGACGATCTTTATTATTCATTAAAGTATCCATCACTATAATAAAAGACATCTTTTCCTTAAGTCCCTCCGGGTCTGAAGAAGTGTCCATTAGATGCTTTATACCATGCCTTAATCTAACTCCTTGGTCATCAAGTAATGTTCCCAGAGAATAAAAATCACTTAGCCAACTATGCGCGCTAGCCAAGTTATCCTTGTGCATCCTACTTCCGGTAACAGGACATAGATCGCTACCAAAGAAAGAAAAGAGTTTATAAGCTCCAACTTCTTTATTTGCACTATCAAGAAGTTCTGGTTTCAAAAGAGCAGAGCCATTTCCAGCTATATCAACCTTCACAGCGTCAGTAGTAATACCAGGCGTAGCGGTTTTCACACTACCAAGTGGTGTAGAACTTATTATTTCTCCTTGTTCTAAATGCTGTAATATTTCATCTTTTTGATATTCTTGAGGCTTCCAGTCTTTGATTGCCATAATCTGAGCCGCAAATGCTTGAGGGTCATTCTGCTCTTCGGTATTAGCTCCTGTATTACTCAAATACTCAGCATGTGCTTGGGCAATAGACCCCCCAACCTTATGAGTCTTTGCGCCGTCTCCACCGTGCTTAACACAACCCTCGTCCCCGCCAAACGGACAAGGCTGAAAGCCCTCTCTTGACCCACCAATGCCCGGTCCTGGTTGATTATCTGGAGCAGGAACGCCTTTGATACTACCTGGCTTAGGTATTTCACTCTTTTGAGAACTCTTTGGTCCTGGAGGCTTTATGACAGGAGACATTGAGCCGGTATCAACCGCTTTACTTATATGTTCCTTATATTTACGATCATCTACTACTTTGAGTTTACCATTCTCCCACTCCATGCCAGGTGGTACATAAACTAAAGAACAAAAGCAATGTGGATGTGCTGGGGGCATCACTGCCTTCCAGTTAGAATGAAGTCCTTGTTTGTTCCGAGTGTGCTTAACGCTAGGAGAAGCATTGGTCCCTGTGGCTACTAGTTCCTTTAGTTTAAAGACCTTAGGATTTCCTGACTCGTCAAGGTATAAATGTCTACAGTCATCACAAGCTCCACGATTAGGAACTACACTAACATCGGAGTCTACACCAGCAGACTTGGAGTAGATATCGACCTTGTTGGCAATAGCCATAGCTGCACCACGCACCTTAGCTCTGTGCAACTCTGTTGTAGCAAACTTCTTCCAGTCTCTACTAAATCCTGTATTAAATATATTAGAAAGACTTGAAGCTAGTTCTTTAGCTGTCTTCTTCTCAGCTACTGCTACAGCTGTCTCATCTTTTAGAGTTTGTAATACATCGTTAACAAGGTCATTAGACGCTGTATTGACCTTATCATACACAGCATCTTGAACCTCATCTGCAATAGCCTGCATGTGACGCCCAGCATGTAGCTTAGCTTCTCTAATGGCTAGCTTTTCAATAGAAGAAAACTTCTTCTTTTCTAACCTAGAAAGCTTCTCTAAAGTAATATCTTCATAGTCAGCGGTCTTTAAAGTCGAACTTAATCGCCCTAAAGAAAAGGCTTTCTCTATGAAGCTTATATCTTCCCCTAAAGATAGCTTACCGTATTTCTTAAGTTCAGCTAGGTCTTCTGCTGATACTAGCTCTTTTCCTAGTAAAACTACTGTAAGCCAATTAAGGTGAATGCGCAACAACCTGCGCAATGATGCTAATTGGCTGTCCATTACTGGGTATCACTTGCCTTTAGCTGCTAGTTTTTGAAACCTATTCTTACCAAGCTTTTTGCGCCCAATGGTGGCAGCCAGAGCGTCTGGGTCTTTTACACCCTTTTTACTCAACTTAGAAGACAACTGCTTAAAACGCTCTCCCGAACCTAACTTAGGCTTTTTCTTCTCTAAGTCATCCTCGTCTTTGTCTTTATCCATAAAAGCTTTAATAACAGCGGCAGGGTCAAGAGGAGGCTTACTTAGGCTTGGATTAGACTTTTGAATTATTGGCTTTGAATCCTCAAAGCCAGGGCTAATAGAGGTAGCACGATTCATACTATGAAGTGAGCCATCTAAAGATCTTTGACGCTCCATAGGGGACTGAGGGACCACAGTGTAAGTATCGCTGCCTATCCTAAATAGTGGATTTGGGTCCAACTCCCTTAGGGGTTGTGGACTATCTTTAAAAGTTTTACTCATCAAATAGTTCCTTTATTTCATAGCTAAGACTATCTAACATTTTATCCAAAGAATCACTAGCAAAAGCTACAAGCTCTGACTCAGCTGGATTTTCAGGAACAAACTTACCATCTACTTGATTTCTCTTAGCTAACTGAGCTAATCCCTTGCTAACTAGCCCAAGTTCTTCTGAAGTTAAATTTGTCCTAAGTCTCAAAACTTATTTCCCTTGCTCATATTGTCTTCAGCTAAAAGATACTGTAAATTCTCCAAAACATGAAGACCGGAAACATTCTTACCTCTAAGTGGGACTATATGGTCCACATGGTACCCCTCTGGACAACTCAAGTAAAACTCTTTTATTACTCTTAGGTCAACCCATGAAGGAGTTCTATCCTGTCTATCAGCCCTATACTGGGCGGTGTAGTACACACCTTTTTTTAATATAGTATTCTTGTTAGCTTCATAATAACCCTTCCTATATTCCCTAGCATATGCTCGCTGATTCTCAAGGTTATCATAATAATACTCCATACGAAGCTTTCTACGCTCTTCTTTATTTCTGTGATAATATTTTCTAGCGTTTTCTCTTATCTTATCTGGATCCGGTATATAGTTTGCCTTTTGTTTATTGCAACAAACTTTACAAGATGGACATAAACCATTCTTCTTAGATTTATCTCGGTAAAAACAATAAAGAGACTTCTCCTGACCGCATTTACTACACACTTTCATTAGGCACGAGTCTGGTGACGACCAGGTGTGGAGCTACCACCCATACCAGCATTCCAGTTAAGCTCTTCACTAATATGAGCTGCAACTTCTTGCCGTATTTGTTCTATTTCAAGAAGACTAAGACGCAGTTGTACTACAGCAATAGCATCTACAATAGGCTCAGAAACAAAACTAAACTGAGTCGGGAATAATACACTCAAAGCAGTTCTTTCCTCATTATTAAGTTGATTAATACCGCCAGAGTCTTTCACTCTGTGTAAAGCATCTATCACTTTACTCACAGCGTAGGGCACGTCAAGGGCACCATTCAAATAACGACGAAAGAATACATTTCCTTGCACTCGGTCTGGAGGAGTCCTATAAGAAGCAGAAGGACCAGAAATATGAACAAATGGTTCATTCTCACTAAAGTTAGTTGCACTTAGCCTTTGTCCCGCAATTCCAGCTTGGGACTTCAAAAGCTCTTGGTTTTCTGGAATAAAGCTCACTGGCTGTCGTGGCAGATTACTAGACATTATTTATCTCCTAAATAAAGGTTCAGGCTCTTTCCAACTGCAAACTTCTTAACAGACCTAGTGGAGCCAGCAAATACACTACGATTCTTACTATGAGAGCCACTCACCTTTTTGGAAGCAGGGTCTTTAGCTTGTTTGGAAGACTTACTCTGTTCCTTCTTCAACTTAGACTGCAAGCGTTCTTTCATGGACTGGTTTGAACCTTTGCTCTTAGTCCCATCAGTTCCTGTCTTAGCTTCTCTCTGCTTAGACAAGTATTCCTCATACTCTTTTAGGGAGGAGAAATACCTATACTGAGGGGAACCATCCTTCTCCATACCAGTTTGGACTCTAGCAGCATACTCGCCGCCTAACTGTTCTCCCGTTTGTTCTTTACTCTTTTGAACAAAGCCAAGAAAATCGTCTTCTAAATACAAACGTTTCTGCATTATCTTCTCCAAAAAGGAAGGGACTCTTGTGGACCAGCCTTCTTTACTTTGTATTCATGGTCTCCACATTCTCGTGGGGGAATAGCAAAGGGGGTTTCTATAGCACGAATAGGAACTATGGGGGGCTCATGGTCAGACCTTAGTCGTTCCTTAGAAACACCAATGTTAGGGTCCAAGGGAATAGAAATAGGCTCTACCTCAAAGTATTGATTGGTACCAGCGGCAAGGCCAGCTTGGTACGCAACATTTAATCGCTCTTTACGACTAAGACCAATTATAGAAGAGGCTTTTAGAGCCTTTGAAAGCTCCTGTACATAACCCAAGTGCATTCTCTTCTTAGTATCCTCATCACTCTTACTTAAAATGCCCTTTGGAAGATTTCGTTCAGCTGCAGAACGTTTGTACCGATCTTGTATTTCCGCCAAGAGCTTCTTCTTAATGTCCATCTCGTCCTCGTCTATTGCTTCTTTCATAGACTTAATAAGGGCATTAGCTCTATCAAAGCTTTTCTTTACTTTCATCTTACCTTCTTTTTCAGCCTGTGATTCCATTTTCTTTAGTCTCTTATAATAGTCTGGAATTTCTGTAAGATGATCTTTGGAAATCTCTTTAACTTTATCTTTATCAGGAGTGTGTTCCTTCTCTATCTTTTTACCTGCTTTAAGCTCTTCGGGGTCAAATTCTTTATCGGACTTATTATCCCCCTTACCACCCTTTATCTCTTCGGCTTTCTTAAACTTACTATGCATAATATTACTCTTAATAGTAAAAGATGTCTTACTTTCAGACTCTGAAAGAGGTTTTGGGGCGTATGGTTTATATTCAGGCATAAATAGGATGCACTCCGTTCAAGTATAACACCTTTTATTACACTTTTCTAGGATTTATGTAAAGATTTGGTCCTTTAAGAATATTACTCTTAATCATTGACTCAGACAGATAGAGGATTTCTTTAGACTTAATGAGTTTACCATTAGATTTCTTCGCTTTAGACTTAAATTCATCAAGTGAAAGTTCCTTCATACTTCCAAAGAACCTAGAGTCATTAAAATGCCTTAGATAAGCAGCTTTAGCGGAATGTGAGTCCTTAAATCCAATCATAACTTTTTGCTCATCAACTTCCTTAAATTCAGGTCTCTTTAGCTGAGTTATTACAAATACCTTATCAGAAGACTTATCTGGCCCTACAAAAACATCTACTTCATCCCCATCCAGGCCCAGGGTACCCCTGACATACCCATAGGGGTGCTTCATTTTAGTCTTACCGTGCTCGTCTGCTTCAGGGTCGTACCAATGTCTAACTGACCCCTTTCTATTCTCTATAGAAACTGGAAGACCTTGAAACTCCATTCTATAAGACAACTTATGCTTCATTACAAACTAGTTTTCCAAGAGTCCAACTCAGAAAGATCTATCTCTAAATACTTATGTCTATCCGATACTATCAAAGACTTACCAAAAGAATCATTATATTGAGGAGCACCAACGGAGTCTTCGGCTTTTCCTTGGCTAGTAGTATCTTCCCCAGCAGCGGGCTGTGTTAGAGCCTGCTGTGCCTCAGCTTGCGCCTTTTGCTGCTCCATTTGAGCCTTTTGCTGCTCTTCTGCTGACTTCTGTTGCATAGCCTGCAGATAGGTAGGATTCATAGGAATGTCCCCAAACTCCAGGTCAGGAAGGTCATCTGACCTGCGAATCTCATTCAAAGTAAGATAGGAAGATACCTGCTCAGTCCTTAGGGTATGTTTTTCCTGGTCCGTTAGTTCTTCCAGACCTGCAAAGTCAAAGACAAAGTGGTCATCAATCTTATTGATAACATACTCATTAATGAGCTTAGATATGAACCTAAGAAGAGGTTTAAGACCACGGTCTCTGGAAGCTTTCAGCTTCCATTCCTGAGAGGACTCAAATAGAGGAGTCTGCTGAACGCCACCCTTTAGATCAAAGTTAATCTCAGCTGGATCTATTAAAAAGACCCCGCATGTGATTTTTATGAGGTATTCAAGCCAAGAACCAAACTCCATATCCCTGTTATTGGGATGAAGGTCAATCCATTCCAAACCTTGTTCTGACTGTAAGATCGGAGTTCTCCAGGAATTAGAACAGAGAACATTATTAGCTACAAACATATGATCTTTGTGGTCTACAGACACATCGAACATAGGAACATAAAGCCCTGTATTACTTAGTTCCACAACAGTAGCGGTACTATAGTCATTAAGCCATGAGGGAGTTTCTTGGCCACACTTCTCCAAATATCTAATAAGCCTAGAACGGCTACACCCGTCTTCTCCGGACAGGATAGAATTAAGATCCATGCGCTCTCTTCGTGTAAGAAGACTATAACTGCTTTCTTTATTTACGTTTCTACAAACATTTAAATACTTAATAATAGTACTCTTAGGAACCTTATCGAACTTATTAGATTCATTAAGCTTCTTAAGACCTTTAGGCTGCTTGTGATATTGCAAAAATCCTACAATATCAAAGAACAAATCCCTATCCTTAACCCTGAGCAAGTGAGGAGATTCTTTATATATTCTATTCTTTCCTTCAATTACTACTTTATTCTTGCCCTCAGACAAAGCACACCTAATCCCGACAGACAGAAGAAGATGCTTTATTTGATCTCTAATATCATCTGCAGAAATAGTTATTTCTGGAGAACGTCTCTTTGCATTGTTGCCGTCCGCAGAGAATATGCCTCTCAAAAAAGCAACCCTATGAGACCTAGGCATAGTGAACAAGTTAGATGGAACTACTTTCTTCTTGCCAGCAGTAAAGCCATGAGAAGAAAACCATTTAGCTACCTCAACATCATTTATTCTAATCTGTGTTACTAAAGAAGATACAGATTTAAATCCATACTTTTCCTTTATATCTTCTATCTGTTCTTCCGAGCGCTTGTAAATATGCTTCTCAGCAGAGGGGAAGAATTCCTTAATAACCGACAAGTGGTTCTCTAAAATCTCTTGCTCTTTTTCGTGGTGATAGAATATTTGAACAGACCTAGGTCCTATATATCCGTCACCAATAAGCCAGCCAAGTACTTCCATAAACTCAGGAGTAGCCCTCTTTCCTGCCACACCCAGGGTTGTGCCAACAGCGGTATCTTCTCTATTTACAAGAAGAACATCTCCTAAAACAAGCTCATCTTGGGTTTTCCACTCGGGGTCTCCTGACTCCCCTACAACCTTGATTTTGTGATCTGGAGAAGTAGAAATAGTAACCCCATTATCTAACTTAGTATGACAAAGTACTTTATCTTCTTTTGTCTTATAAACTAAACCAGTCTCCCAAGAAGTACCCGTCCATATATGCACAGGCACTTCTTTTTTGTCACCACAAATACTTGACAAAGAAGAAAATCCATTTTCCCTGGTGTATATCCTAGTATCCCCAGCTAGACAGTTTTCTACTCCCTCAAGGTTAGACCTCCACTGACGGCGAAAAGCCTCTAACATGTCAGGGGTCATGGCATCCCCTTTGAAGTTTAAAATTCCTTTCGGGGCACTGGATTGTGAAAAAAATCGCCTATTATACTCTTCTGCATATAAGTGAGCTGTAACTATAGTTACTAGTTGCTCAAGTTCCCCATAACCATACCCTTGAATATAAATATCTGTACGAGGGTTTCTTACACCAAATACCATCTCGCTTCTATCATAAACGTTTTCAATCTGCCCATTTAAGATTTGAACATAGTCTGGAGACTTACTAGTAATACCCCTTTCGTACAGCTTTAACATACGATAAGGATGTCTAGTGTCTGCATTAGAAGCTACTAAGCTACTTCCACTATAATTAGCGGACCTTTTGTGCCATGAGTTATTTGGACCAAAGGGGGTATCTGGAGCTGCTATACGAATAGTAGCAGCATCTACAGCCATAAACTCATATGGCTGACCTCTCCTATCTGGTACTAGCTCGAACGTCATTTGATCGTACATAAGACTGTCCCGTACAGTCTTCTTTAAAAAGGACTCAAAGTCGTCGCGCTTAGTATTATTATAGGGATTAGGAGTATCATATCCACAGTTGTAGATAAATCTTTCTAAATCTTTAATAAACTCCTGCTCTGACTTAGTAGTCAGATGGCTAGGGTCTTTATGCTTAATGACATAGCCAACACTTTTAGAAGACCTATAAGGAACGCTAAATGCAGCTACCTGATTGCATCTAGTTTGCAATATAGCAGAGACTACGGCTACTTGATGAGGTATTCTCTTTAACACATCATAAGTAACAGAATACTTACGGTCTTTATAGCCCATAGCATACTGTATGGACAATGGGTCATACATTAATGACCGAAGACCTTGAGCTGCATCTTCTGGTTTTAATCTAGACTTAATAATATGATCACGAACTAAAGAGGGGATAGAGCTAGTCTGATCCTGCCAAGAAGCTAATGTATCATTCCATTCGGTGCTCATTTAATAAACTCACTAAGAGAAGATAAAGACTTTGATAAACGAGCATGAGCCCACGTATTAAATCTATGACGGTCTTTTCCAGAAATGGACAACTGTCCCTTGGCTACTAAAATAGGATCGTATGCAAGCTCATTAATCATAAAAAGAGCTTCCATACTATTAGGCAATAATAAACTTAGTTCTTCTTTGATAGAGGAGTTTAAAGACTTTAGAAAACCAACTGGGTCCAAAGATTTACTAACCTTCTTTTCCTCATCTTCTTTAACTTCTAGTTCCTTATCCACGTTAGCTTGGACTGAATCTTCATCTTCATGCTTCCAGTCCTTACCTTTATCTGGGTCATCCTTGGTAACAAGACCAGAGTTGGCAACTCCAACAGGGTGTTTAGCGTAAGAAGCTTCAACCTCTCTTTTAGCCTTACGGTCGTCTGGAGTAGTCACTCCGGCATTAGGCATTTGTATTGCCTTAGATAAGTCTAAATAGATAGGAAGAGATTTAGAAGTAATACCAAGTCTAGCTCTTTCATCCTTGATTACCTGTTTACTAAACTCCCCTTGTGTCATACTAGCAATATCTTTCTGGGGTGCACTTGTTTTACTAGAAGTACTCTTCGAACGCAATAAATGCTGACCAAGTTTCACAGCTCCACCAATTCCATATTGTACACCACCAGAAGCTATATATCCCCCACCCTCTGCAGTTGCAGCAGCTGCCCCAAGGCGCTCTCCAGCTAGCCTAGCTCTATCAAAAATAGAAGAATAGTTTGTGGCTTTCTTCTTTGCGGAAGCAGTGCCAGGAGTCCCTCCACCAGGCGGTCCACCACCGGGAGGCCCACCACCGGGTGGAGGGGGAGGTGGAGGTGGAGGTGGAGGTGGAGGTGGAGGTGGAGGTGGAGGTGGAGGTGGAGGGGGAGGACCGCCAGGGGGAGGAGGAGGAGGCCCACCAGGGCGAGGGGCAGCCGCTGCCTGTGCACCACCCATCTTCTTCTTATTAGAAGCCGCTACAGCTGCTCTTTTAGCTTTAGTCTCTTCTGATGGTCCTGTTTTAGCTGCCGGAGCTTCAGAAGGCGCAGAAGTTTTGGTAGTCTCAGAAGGCCCAGAAGGGCCAGTAGTAGGGGTAGAGGCAGAAGGAGTAGCAGCACTAGGAGTAGTTTTTCCCGCTTTAGCATTATCTTTTGTAGACTTAACCCTCTTAGTAGATTTAATCTTTTTAGCGGAAGGTTTCTTAGTTTCTTTCTTATGTTTGTCAGCCACACTTCCAAGGGAATCTAACCATGTAGTAAACTTCACATCTTCCTTCATGGACATTCCAGGATGATCTTTTATAGCGTCATAAGACTGTCGAGCCTTTTCAGCAGACGTGGCTGCTTCTTTATATCTTGCGTTTCTAATATGGTCTTCAGCTTCATCCATATGGTCAGTGTAAAACTTACCGTCTACAAACTGCTTTGTTTCCCACTCTGGATTAGCTTCTTTAAACTTAGATAACCTAGGACCAATCTTTTTCCACTCTTCTAAAGTCGAGGCAGACACGGGCTTAGCTAACTTATCTGGAGAAGAGGAAACGGGGCCAGTAGACTTATCACCAGAAGAAACTGGTTTTGTAACAGGTTTTTGCCCGTCAGCAGCCTCAGACGGGGTTTCCGGGGGACTTACTTGGTCTTCTGTTGTTTTACCTACTGCTGTTTTATCTTCCGTTTTGGGTCCAGCACCCTTGGCCTGTCTACCAGGCCCTGACCCCTTCTTACGCCTCCAACCTCCTTCGGGTCCTTGTTCATACCCTAGAGAAGCCTTAGGGACACCTTCCCCCATGTACCATTCCCATTGCTCTGTTCTAGCAGAGCGCCCACCAGTAGAACGAGGCTTAGGAGTGGAAGGAGTCTTTCCTACTGAGGGAGTGGCCCCTGGTTGTGCGGGAGCCCTAGCAGAGGGCTTGGGTGTTTTTGGTCTGGTAGTAACAGCGGGAGCCCTAGCAGAGGGCTTCCCAGGAGAAAAAGGTTTAGGAGTGGAAGGGGACTTTCCTACGGGGGATGCAAGACTAGACTTAGGCTGTGCAGGAGCCCTAGCAGAAGGCTTATTTGCCTTCTCTAAATCTTCTATATAAAGACCAGGCTTGAACATGCTGACTATCCCGCTCCCTCTTCGCTAACTCTACCATAAGTTGGTCTTGTGTTTTTGCCATAAATAGCAGCAACATCCTCTGGAGAGGTTCCAGTGGAATCCATATTAATGATTTGAGGGGACTTTTTTCCAACCATTATTTCAGCAAGTTGCTCTTTTGCTTTAGAGCCTTTACGAGGACTAATTGCCTTTTGAGACAGCAAATCAATACCAGAGGTGTGCTCCCCCAGCATATGAGCAGGAACTTCCCGCTCAACTAAAGAACTTTCATCTAAAACCTTTAGATTCGTATTATACTTGGAATTCTGACAAACAACAAGCTGAACCGGCTCTGTAGAGGTTGATAATGAATAAGAAATACCTCTTTTAAGGATAAGCTCATCTCCTGGCACAGCTTTTACCTCTTGGAGAATGTCCCCGTCCCTCAGCGAGGCAAACAAAATACCAGATAATATTCTTATGGTTTTATCCTTTGTTGGATGTTGAACTACTGGGGTTGCACTATTTGAAAGCATATACTCAAAATACGTCTCAAAGGACTTCCCAGAAAAACCAAACACAACATACCCTGTCTTAGTCTTTTCGTGCATCCCTCCTACTATTAAGGTAGAGGAATTTCTACGTACAATATCCGAATGTTTCTTTATAGTTCTAGAGTCTGGTAGACGCCTCTTATTCTTAAAGTTACCTAAACTAGCAGCCATAATATACCCCTCAATGATTCTTTAAATATAGAGACACATCGTCGTAGGCAGCCTCCTCATGATGACTGCCAATGTACAACTTTTCTCCACGTAAACCAGCTATTATAAAGTTTGAAAGCATGGACACATAGCCACATGTCCACATAACTAATGCCATAATCCATAAGTTGTTATCATACAACATAGAATGAACAAATACAGGAACAGCAAACATGAAACTCCCAAGCATATAAGCTTCACCTTGCTCCGAGTGCCTATGTTCGTGCTGTTGTACTGGCCCCCACTCTCCCTTGGAGCTAGCACGCCATCCTGGACCGTAGAAAATAGCATGAGGACCTAGAGTAGTACCTCCCCAAGTACGGTACTTACCAAAAGGAGGCTGAATCTTAGGACTAAGCTCAATCTTCTTGCCACCCTGTTTATAAGTATACCAGGTACGGGCTGGCCATGAGTTAGGCTTTAAATCCATAGTAAGAACTGGGCTTCCCTGTGTTGCTTCTTTCTCCCAACATAAGTTTGTACCCCAACATGCCCACATAAAAAGAATAGCTAGCCAAGTTATGATATCCCATGGAAGAGTAATTAGAAATATGAAGAAACGATGCCAGGGTGTCATCTAGTTGCCCTTTTAGCTTTCTTACGAAGTTCCATTTTCATATAATGGTCTTGGTCTCTTTTTTCCTTAGATTCCTTACACTGACAAGGTATAAAGTACCCTATCTCCCCATTAACTACGGAAGACTTGGACTCTCCACAATATTCACATACAAAATGAGGAATATAGGGAATCATATAGTATTATCCTCTGTAGTTAAACTTAGTAGGGTCATTTATATATGGACTAGTTCCTGGGGAAGTTTGTCTTGAAGTTCTTAAGGTTAAACGACTAGAAGGAACTACAACAATATCTTGTCCTTTGGTCCTTCCATTAGGAAACCTAAGTTCAAGATAAAAAGGCTCCCCCGAAGAAACAGTATCTTTCAAGGAAGATATTAGCATACCATTTAAATATACTAAACCAGATTTAGTATAGTTTCTAGATTCCCGAACGCTATTGGTTAACCCACTAAGGTCAAGTATACGCCAAACTTGAACATTAGTTTGATGTTTAAGAGTAGGCCAAGATATTACTTTAGGGGAGTTCTCACAGACCACAGTCTTACCTTACCTATAAGATACAAGTATTTCAGTATAAAGTTTACCATATATCATAATATATAGCAATTAATCTAGATTAAACTTCTTTTTAACCTTTTGGAGTTTCTTTAACATAAAACCCCTTTTTATAGCACTAACTTTATCAATAAATAATACACCACTCAAATGGTCAAACTCATGCTGTGCAACAACTGCATCTGGCCCACTCAGCTCAGCGTTAAACTCTCTACCGTCTACATCTATGGCTTCTATAGTGATCTCATTAAATCTATCTATTAACTCAAAAACATTAGGAAAAGACAAACATCCTTCCCTAGAAGTAATACTTCCATCCGAACGAGTTATTCTAGGGTTTATAAAGTATTGAAGTTTCCCATCCACGTTAGTCACAAATACATTCTTTCTAACTCCTATTTGTGGGGCAGACAGGCCCATAGCTCCATAAGTGCCCACAGTATCCGCTAAGTCTTGCATAAGAGAAAGAAACTCTTCTGAAGTTAAGTCTTCTATGTCAGAAGACTCCTCTCTTAGTTCTTTTGCTGGATATAGTAATACCTTTTTAACTGACATATCTATAAATCAATCACGATAGGAAGATTGGTAGGAGCGTAGTTTTCCGTACATATAGCAGCATTAATAATAGGAACACCAAAAAGGGAATGAGAACCATAGCCACCGTGAATATGACCACAGACTACTGCCCTAAGAAAACAACTAAACTCTTCTATTGCCTTAGTTAAAAAAGAACTTCCTAAGTGGGCAGACAATCCGCTAGCAATTTGGTCGGCGCAGCCGTGGGGAGGTCCATGACTTATTAAGACATCAGTACCAACTGGTACTTTATTCCAGAGTTGTGTAGGGGTTGTTCCACACTTACTATATTGAAATGCCCAAGTATCTGGATAAAAGTCTGGAGTCCAAGGAACTCCATAAAAACGTAAACCAGAAACTTTGTCTGTGTAAGATGCATCTATTAAAAGATGAATACCAGACTTTTCAAACTCTAATCTTACAGGAGGAGAAACCTCAACACAAATATCATGATTACCAGGAACCACAATCTTGGTCCTATGAGGAAGGGTTTCCATCCAATCTAGAAACTTACTAACCTCTGTGGCGTCTCCTCTTCCACAAAAGTCACCAGCATGTACAAGAATATCCCCAGGTGGAACATCCACAAACCTATGACGAGTATGAGTATCAGAGATACAAACTATAGAAGTCATTATAAAATACCATGAGGCATAGACTCTTTTAGACCTGCCACAGTTATAGTAATAAACTCTGCCTCTTCTTGCAAGTCATGCAAGTTATCTACACCACAATAAGTCATACCAGAGCGTATACCTTGTGTAAGGGAGGCAATAACATCCTCTACACTCCCCTTATAAGGAATCAAGCGTTCTGCTCCCTCAACATATTCTATACTATCAAAGTAATCTTTCTTAGCACCGTAAGACGCAGCTCCCCTATACACCTTATATTTTAAACGAGTCTTGTCATCTTTTAGTACTGGACCCGGTGCTTCTTCAGTTCCTGCCAGTAAGCTGCCCAACATAACTGCATCTGCTCCAGCGGCAATGGCCTTCACTATATCCCCACTAGACCTAATGCCTCCATCTGCAATTATAGACATTTCTGAATCAGTTTCATCCAAAGTCTTTCTAACATCCATAATAGACTGGAGAGTAGGAACTCCGAATCCAGTATTTATTCTAGTAGTGCAAACACTTCCTCCACCAACACCAACCTTAAGAGCTACTCTATGCTGGTCAGCTTCTGAAATCTCTTTATCAAAATGGGAAGCTGCATAAGATGTAGCTATGTTTCCTATTATTAAAGAACAATCAAATGTATCTAAAAACTCTAAAGCAACATCAAGAACCTTCTTTTGATGACCATGAGCAACATCCAAACATATTATGTTTACCATATTATCTATTAAACAGGAGGCTCTATCTTTCCAGTCTTCACCAATACCAATTGCGGCTCCTGTGTTAAACATAACATTTTGATTAACCTGCAAACATTGAGCTTCTATAGATTGCATCCTATGAATAATCCCAAGACCGCCCACATACCCCATAACTTCTGCCATCGCATATTCACATACTGAAGGCATATTAGCAGCAATAATAGGAATATGAAAAGGCAAACCAGCTACAATAGTGTGTAAGCTAACGTCTGACCTACTAGGTACTTCGTTATACCCAGGAACTAGTAACACGTCATCAAAGGACAATGCAAGTTTCATAATACCCCTTTTAGCTAGCGGAAGACAGAGTACTCGAAACTCATACCTTTGCAAGTACGCGCCGCTTTCCAGGCGGGCCTGGTTCCCTGACCAGTTTATCTTCCATCTTTTCTGTCTTGTTCACTCGGCCACCTCTCCAAACATTATTCAGTCTTATTAGGCTCAGCCTTAATAACACCATGAATTAAACTAACAGTATTCAAAATAGACTCAGCTAGCTCATAAGCTTCCTTATCAGAAGGTGATTCTATATATACCGTAATTTCAACCCTATGAGTGGCTTGTTCCGGTACTATGTCGTTTTGCATTCTTTGCCTCAATACTTCTTCTAACTTTAGCTATTAGTCTAACTCTTCTGCTTAGCTTCTCTAACTCTTCTAAGTCTATATCACTAGATATAAAATAAGTATCAAAGTGATAAGAAGAAGTAGTACGTATACCAAAGATATACCTAAAAGCAATAGGAATCCTCCGAGAGAAAGAAACTCTTGAAGTAAGAATAGGTTTAATAACTAACTTACACCCATCGGAACGCAAACCAGAGGGACTAGTCCAATCCTCAATGGAAATCTCTATAAGATGGTCTGAATGACCACACTCACATTGAAGAAACATCTTATCCTGAGCTGTGTCAATCTCACTCATTCTCTAGCTCTTGAGTCCAGTATAAATAAGATCTCCACTCAGAGGGAGAGTTTGGCATAGAAAGAGCTAAACGACGTATAAGAGGTCTATGCTTAGGTACATAAGGTTTACTCTTCAAGTACATTCCAGCTTCTTCTGGAGTTCTATCTGACTTCTTCCAGTTACATTCTATACAACAGGTAACTATATTATTCCAACAAGTCTTACCACCGCGAGACTTAGGCACCACATGGTCATAAGTAAGGTTTGCTGTACCTGGTTGTATCCCACAGTAGGCGCAACTAAACCTATCTCTACCAAATACATTTATACGAGAGAACTTAACGCTCTTTACGTCCAAAGAAACATACTTTAAAAGACGCACCACAGCGGGCATCTTACCACACCAGTCCTTAATGGCATCGTATACGCGCTCGGAATAGGTAGCTAGGATCTCTACTCGATCGTCCAACCACATACAAATAGCTCTTTCCCAAGAGCAAATACGTAAAGGCTCGTACGAAGCATTTAAAACTAAAGTTTGAGTCATATAAAAATCTCTATTTTAGTAATATAAGTATTACTTTTAGAACAATACTTTTTCATTACCCATTTGACTCTACCCTCATAGTTAGTACCTACGGTGGGAGTCGAACCCACATGTCTCAAAGACGGATGATTTTAAGTCATCTGTGTATACCGTTCCACCACGTAGGCTCATAGTGCGCACGGGAGGAATCGAACCTCCTAATCACTGCATATAAGACAATTGCCGTAACCATTTGGCTTCGTGCGCTTAGTGGATGGAGAGAGAATCGAACTCCCGACTTCCTCCGTGTAAGGGAGGCATTCTAACCGCTGAATTATCCATCCTTTAGTTTCTTTAAATAGTAAACAGGAACCCTAACATAAGGATAGCTATCTGGTCTTCCATCTAGCTTAACAACAGCTGTTCGTATATTAAGTGCACTCTCAGTAAAAGAAGGAAGTAAAAAGCTAACTACAGTACCTTTCTTAAAGAGATTATAGCGTACCCTATCTCCCACTTTAATAGTGCTGCTTTTTAAACCCTTATCAATCTCTCTATTAAACAGACTTGATAAGGTCTGTAACAAACGCATCGGGCTTCCCTTCTATAACAACATGAGCAAATCTAGTTAATATAGCTAAGATATTATCCTTAGCTATATGAAACTCTTTTCTTTCAGAAGGGGTCTCAAATACTATTTCTATATGATCATTATCATCTGCAGAAAAGGCCCAAGGCCCTATAGTAATAGTTGAAAAAGAGGAAGACCCAGATGCGGTGGCCCATCCACCGCCCGTACCAGTACTTATCAAGAAGTTTCCATCTGTAGTATATGTATCTCCAGTAGATGTAAGTAGATCGCCACTTGATATAGTAAGATTATTGGGGAAAAGAACACCACTACTATCTCCAGTGCTAGTACCAGAGCCAAAGATATTCGCAACATTACTACTTCCACTATTAGTAATAGTAGGATCTAAATAGCCTGTTCCACCATTATCTTCCCATTTATTAATGTCGTAGTCATCCTTATTATTGGCCATATATACCTCTTAGTAGCGATATTCATTATCGCTTTTATGACAAAAGTTCTTATGGGTGCCTAAAGACCAATGGTGACATTCACCATCTAAGCAAAAATCCCAAGTACACTTATTTCCGTCTAAGCAATCTTGCCAGCAGGTACAAGTTTGAATAACGCCACCGCTGCCTCCGACGCCGCCAGAACCACCTCTACCCCCAGAGCCAGCAACACCGCCTGTGCCGCCTCCCCCAGCAAAGCCACCAACTCCCCCAACGCCTCCAGTACCCGCAAAGCCCCCAATGCCACCTTGTCCACCTTCTCCTCCATATCCTGCATATCCACCTACTCCCCCAACTCCGCCTTGTCCACCAAAGCCCGCGTAACCACCAACGCCACCCGTGCCAGCATATCCACCTGAACCACCTACTCCACCATCAACGCAATCAGGCAAATCAGGATATGACTCACAGGGATAAAGTAAAATAGGCCCGGCAAAGCCATCTCCACAGCCAGCAGTTAATACTAAAACACACACAAATATAAATCTATACATAGAACACCATTTTATACGTTACTAACCTCTTGTCAATAGAAAAAGCTAGCACGCCTAGATGGACTTGAACCAACATCACAGAGGTAGAAACTCTGGGCTCTATCCGTTGAGCTATAGGCGCAGAGGGGTAGAGCGGATACTTGGACTCGAACCAAGGATAAAAGGTCGGAAACCTCTTGTGTTGCCACTACACCATACCCGCAACATCAGAGCTGGTGGGGAGAATCGAACTCTCGTCTTCTGAGTACAAAACAGAAATAATTGCCACTATACTACACCAGCAGAATATGGTAGCGGGCCGAGGTAACGCTCCTCGCTATTCAGGCTTATGAGACCCGACTGATCGCTTGATCGCCCGCAATACTTATCCTAGGTACTGTAAAAGCTCCATCCCATGTTTCTTTAAACACTCATCACAAGAAACTTCCAGTAAAGAACAAGTTACGTCCGCAGGTGTTGACCACTTGTCACTACTAAGTGACTTTCTTCCACAAGAAGTCATCCACCACCTACGTATAAGTTTAGATCTTTTACCTTGTTGATAAATCATCAACTTTGCATAATGCATATCTATACCTTATTAGGTATTACGCTTATTCTTTGTTCTTCTTACCCAAGCAGCTACTCCAGCTATAGCTGGAATAATAACAATAAGAGGTGTGCTAATGTATGCAACTATAGGCCAAGGAGATCTAAACCAAAGAAAGAACCATAAAACACTTGTTACAGTAGTTGTTGCTGTCAATATTACCCACGCTATAGGAGGGTTCTTATCTGCTGTATCATTCATTTATTATTCCTATTATTAGTAGTTTATTCTACCTTTTAATTGATCGGAACGGTAGGATTTGAACCTACGACTTCATGCTCCCAAAGCATGCGCTCTAATCCAGGCTGAGCTACGCTCCGATTGTAGATACCAAGTTCCTCATCTGAGTCTGTTGAACTCTAGTGGCTTCAATCCTATCAGCTAGACGACTAAAACCTTTTGTAATAACTGTTGGAACTTCCTCTCCTTCTCTTTGTGTAAAAGAAGAAGAAATAGTACGAAGCATCTTAGGTACTAAAGCAAAGCAGTCTTCCGATAAGAAGATTGAAGCAGCTGCTAATTCTCCTAAAACACCATCAATAATATTCTCTAACACAGAGATATTAGGTTCTGAACCTACATTTACTCCGTTATCAGCAAACATAGTATGTAGAGCCAAAACAAAGGCAAAAGAGTCCGCGGCAGCATCTATCGCTTCCGCAGATACATCATCTGAGTCAGGGTTCTCAAACTCTTCTAAGTACTTTTCATAGTTATTCATAACATAACTCATTAGTGCATTGCACTAATACTTTCTGTGGTATAAGTTGAGGTTTCCCCATTAGTACTAACTCCAGTCACCAAAGTCACCACTTCCTTCTTCTCCGTTAAATAGCTATCAAGAGCCCTAGTTACTAACTCCGAAAAGCTAATCTTCTCCCCATTAGAAACACAATAATCCTTCGCTTTAGTAAAAACATCTGGCCTAATAGTAATTGAAGTACGTTCTTTATTTCCACTAGTTGTCATATTTCCTCATAGATAAAGGGGGCTCTATGCCCCTCTTTTTGTTATATTACTTTATATAGTCGAAGTATAAATCTGTCAAGTAACTCTATTACAATTCTTTAAACTCTTCGGCTGGGTCGAATATTCTATGATAGAAAGGGTCAGAAACAGAGTCGGCATACCGTGCTACTATTTCCATAATCTCTGTGAGTTTATTGAGAACTGCAACTTCCGTTCTCTTTCCAGGAAAGTACTTCTTTGAAAGAAGAATATCCATAAGAGGGAGAGCTATAGTTGACCCATGACCAACCGCAGTATATGGGAAAGGACCAGAAATACCTCCATCGCCACCAATAACATGTAAAATAGGTTTATTATTCTCGTCTCCTGATACATGCAATAACTCCGCTTCAATAGGCTCGGTGCCTAGCTCACCCCTAACTTCTGACTGAACTTCACAAACTAACTCACTAAACGTATAAGGGTCTCTGAGGTCGGTCCAAGGCTCATGCTTAGCTGTCTTAGCTCTAATTCTAGAAAGAGCAAAGTCTGAACCTGACTCTCCTATCATCAAGCACCCCATATTCCACCACTTGCCTTCTGACATTATCCTCCTAAATCCCATAGCGTCACCAATCGCACTGTCGGTTAAGACTACTATTTTATCATCGGATGTTAGGCAACCCATTACGCAAGTTATTGGCGCACCCTCCTCTCACGAGCACGCCCGTTGTGGTCAAGGGCTCCCACCCAAATCCAGCATCCAGTAGACTTGCGTACTACTATTTTACTCCAATACTTCTCTAATAGGGTCATTGGGGAACTCCTCAAAAATGTATTAGGCCGCCATCTTCTATTCCTGGTATATTGATAATACTATCTAAAGAAGTATCTTTATCTGCTTCTCTAAGTTGTATTATCCTAAAGTCCCCAACTGGGTGGTCAAACACAGACTCAAACATAATCTGAGCTGGCATTGTATTAAAGTAGCCTATGGCATTCTGTGCAAAATTATCACTTCCTATTAATGAGCCATTTACTATACACACAGTACCGTCTGGTAACATAAACTGGCTGGGCTGATGCCAATGGCCAAATAAGACTACACTAGGTCTTTTTGGAAGAACTTCTCCAGCATTCAACTTAAGAAGAGACTCTGTGGTCTTAGATACATTAAAACTCTTTCCTACATTACTAGTAGATGGCTCTGTGTCTCCGTGAGTAGCAAAGACCAAATGGTTACCAGGAACAGTATAAGTTCCCATACCTGCCATGGGTACTGTGAAGTTAACGTGCTTAGTATCTCTAAACCAACACTTTAAAGCTAAGTAAACAGAATGAGAATGAGAGTTCCAGCGTTGAGCTACTGCACGCTCGCTAGAGCGGTAGCTAGTACGATCATGATTACCAGGAAGGCATAAAACATTGATGCTGCCAAAATGCTGAGACAGAAAACCAATAGCTTTAGAAAGGATCGCAGTAGCACCCCAAATCTGCTCTTGTATCTCTTTAATGTTTGCTTCACTTAAATGTATTATTCCATGGAGTATATCTCCATTAAGTACAATCTGAAGCTCAGTCTCTTCTCTATGTTCTGGCTTCCATTGTGCTGCCTGTTCAACTAACTTAGCCATTCTTCTGGTTGCAATCTTCCAATTGAACTCAGACAGAAGGACTTCCCTAGGGTCCACGTCTACACCAAAATGAAGGTCGCTCCAAAGAAGTGTAAGCATACGTTTTTTATACTTAGTCTTCCTAAACTTAACATTACCCTCTGGTATAGTTATTGGGTTCTTTTCAAAGATCTCTTTAAAACCCTTTAGGATCTTCTCAGAGAGGTAGTCTGCTGTAGCAGCTCTTCGTTCTAAAGAACGAACATAATCATTTCGTAGACTTATTCCTCTTGATGCGGGGGTATCTTCATAAGGAGCAACACCCCCAACATGGGCAGCGTCGGCCCTAAGCTTGGCATATCCGCCATATTTCTCTAAGTCGTGCTTTGTAATGTCGGTTTCTGGGAGAAACTGCTTTCTCCTTAGTATCCTAGGGTCTACTCCTAAAGTATTAGAAACTCTTATAATCTCATCAAGAACATAGTCTAGTGGTCTTGCCATCTTGTGCCCTCATAACTAACCAATGTAGAACATATAGTACTATTCGTCAATAGTTCCAGTTCATACCTTTGGCGTCTTCGTAACCAATCTTCCTATTTAAGATTACGTTCTCCTGACTAAAGTTTAAGCCATTACCATTAAGATGAACCTCAGGACACAACAACTTTACGGGTATCTTATCATATTCAGCAAATAAACTACCCAATATATAGTCTGTGTCGGACACTTCATCTAATAAGATACTAATCATATTAAGAAGAGAAGATATAGTATTCTTATTCTTATACTTATAAGTTCTATCTAGTGGACTAGTAATTATGACATCAAGCTGTCTAGCTCCCATAGATATAGCTTTTTCCATTGGAATAAAGTTTCTTATACCTCCATCTGTCCAAAGCTGATTCTCTATGGTAACCGGGGTAAAGAACATAGGGTAGGCGCTAGAAGCACACACAGCCTCCACAATGTCTGTAGAAGCTTCGTCCCAATACCTAGCCTCTCCTGTGTCCAAAGACACGGCACCAACAGCTAACTTCTTACCTGAGGTAGCTATCTTGTTTTTATCTAAAGAAGCCTTCACAAGCTGAACTAAAGGAGAAGAGTCGTATAAGCTCCTAGCTGACACAGCACTTAGTGCCATGCTAACTTTTTCACCCATTCTATAGTTCTTCTTATAGATACGATCTTTGTTAACCGTATCCCAGACTTTTCCTAGATCTGTAATGGCCTGCTTTTCTTCACCAGGAAGATACATAGAAACAAAAGAACCATTTAAAGCCCCGACACTGATACCAGTAATGATATCATAGTGAGTCTCTTTTTCTCCCAAAAGATATTCTAGTGCGCCAACTTGGTATGCACCAAGAGCCCCACCACCACTAAGGACCAACGCCCTCATTGTTTATGGCTCTCGTTGCCACACAGAGGCAGTATACGCGGATGTTCCATCAGCTGCTTGAATATATACGTACCTAGCTGCTTCTACAACCAAGAAAGATAAGCTGGAGTTAGCAGGTATAATAGCTCCACCTGTGGTAGGGACCACGTCTGAAGCACCTCCGGTACCACTGAAGAGCACACGGATAGGAACAGCTCCAACTGTAAGAATATGCATTCTATCTAAAGACAAAGGCTTGGTATTAGAAGCCTCTGTTGCCCCTGTATTAGCAAGATACTGAGGGGAAAAAGTACCAGAGTTAGCAATAGGAGGCATTACGCCCCTATTGGAGTCAAGATAACCAGCCATAATATTACCTCAAAAATAGGAAAGTATCCCCTAGTTTATCATACAAGCTTCACCATCGCAAAAGCGATCTTCCATATCACGCTTAATATTACCATTATGCGTTATAGGGGTAATCTTGGCTACCATAGAGTCATATTCCTGCTTTGTAATAGCCTCATATGGTGCCTGAACGTATCCATGGTCTTTCATAGGCAAAAAGGACACACTTTTAAGCCTAGTCTCGTACAGCTCTAATGCATGCTTAATGTTCTCTGCTTCAGCCCCACTAAAAGTGATAGTGGCACTCACAGCATTGTCTGACCAATAAGACTGCATTTGAGCGGCCAACTCAAGTTGCTCCCACATTGAGACATCTTTCTTAGCTCGGTCAAAGAACTCTTCCTTTACTGGAAACTCTACTACAACCGTATTTGGACTATATTTGTCTTCTTCAACCTTATATCCAGTATTTCTTAGCTTATCCACTAAAGCACTATTAGACTGGAACCTAATCCTCCGTATATAATACTCAGAGTGAGGGAAGTGTATTCCAGGAGTTACTTGAGGAAGAAGAGAAACAGAGCCGGAGGGTTTTACAGTGGTAATCTTTATGGACTCCCTAACACACAACCAGTCACTGTAGATCTTATCTAGCTCCTTCAAAAACAGATAGCCACTGTCACACCAGTTAAAGAACTCTCTACGTCCGTGCTTCTGCATAGCCTGAACTATACCTGACATAGAAGTTCCTATCCTTCTGTTCCTCAACATAATCTGATTGGTCTTCTCACTATGGGTTGGGATAAGCGTTACTGTCTTGGCATACAAATAAGCGTACTTTAGTGTTTTCTCAAAGTCAGCATAGGACTCATGCCTACTAGGAAACGTCTCTACTAAGTTACATAATTCCATACTCTCTAAAGTCATCTCACCACAAGGGTTCAGACCGACAACTCGTCTATCTTTGTCATCTGCAGGTCTGCCCATTCTGCTAAAGGCTTTAGCGTTCTCTAACCAAAGAAACCCTGGCTCTCCATTCTTAGCAGTCAAATTAGCTACTTTACTATAATCCATTCCTACTTTAGCAAAAACAGTATTGTTACTAGCCCACCTAAACTTATACAGCTTATCCTGATTTATTGAAGGGTCCTTTAAAGAAAGAAACTCTTCATCATCTGCCTCTCCCAACGCTAGTTCCGCTGACCTTCTAACATTACCAGCTACCACACAACGACCAATAAGATTGAAAATATCAACAATGGCAGTGCTTGTGATCTTTTCCCCAATAAGAGGAGTAAGAACTTCCTTAACAGAGGTTACGAGATCGTCCAAAGGACCAGGCCCACTAGCAGTACCCCCAAAGCCACGTATAGGAGAACCGGCGGGTCTAACGTCTGAATAGTCGATGCCTGCTGGTAAGCCCCCACGCCCAGTATAAGAGTCAAGAATCCTATATAAAAGGGATACCCATCCCTCTCTACTATCTTTGACCAAAAAGACATCATCATTTTGTTTAGGCTCTTGAATCTTGACAAGTCCAGCTCCTTTAGCATCAAAGCCAACACCAACACCAAGCATAAGCATATCCATTGCCCAACAAAATGGTTCAGCAAAGTCTACGTTAATAGACTCGCTAGACACCATTGCACAATTATTCAAACATCCCCCGCCGGTCTTCTCTACATGGTCAGCCCCCATCATCCAGAGACCTCTACCAGGAGGAAGCCATTTAAACTCCCACATTCGTATAAACATCTCTTGAGCGGACTTTTGCGCTTTGATGTTATCCCAGAACAGTCCTAAACGGTGACAATGCTTCTTTTGGATATTGTAACACCCCTCAACTACCCTCTTACAAGTTTCCCAAAACTCTTCTGAGGTTTGATCCTCTTTAACTCTAGAATAGGTTCTTGCATACGTAATATACCCAAGAGGACCCCAGTCTGGTTGTTTATTCTCAAACTCTTCTAAGAAAGAAGAGGACAACTTAAAAGTACGTGCTTCGCTCATACTCAATCTAATCCTTACAATAAGCTAATAGGTGAAGGTACTTATTGTACACCAAAAACAGAGTAATACCAGGTCAAATCTAAACACGCCAAGACTCTTCCTCCCTAAAAGAACCTGGAGGCATAAAATGCTCCAAACCCTGAGGGCACCTAACCACTATTCCATGTTTGTCATACACAGAAAAGACATGAGGGTCATCCTCAAAGAAGATAAATACGCCAGCTGAACCTATCAGCTCTTTTAGTCTAACAATGGCTCTAGACTTGAACTGAGAGGCTGGGAGTCCTTCGTCAACGGTCTCTCTCATCAACAAAAGCTCTGTATCTCTCTTACCAGCTTTAAACTTTAGCCACTCCTCTGTTACCTCAAAAGAAGTAAACTTAGACCTACCCGTAATAAAATGAACCTCTGCACTAAGCTCTCTAAGGCGATCCAACACATCTAGAGCTGAAGGAAAAGGAATATCCCTAGCCATTAAGTCTAAGTCCAAAAAGTAGTCCCAAGACTCTTGAGTAAATATGGAAGAAGTGCTGCCACAAGTGGGGCAAGGAGCATAAGACTCAATTGGCATAGGCTCATGCAGGCACATAGAACATCTCTTCTTTAAAAGAGAAGACCTATGAGTGTGGTTAGCAAGAGTCCCATCAATATCCCACACAGTAACCAGTCTAGACATCTTATACACTTATGCGTAGATCTGAATAGAAAGGGCATCTACAGCTGCTTGTAGTGCTTCAATACCCTTCTTACTCTTTTCCCGCTCTTCTGACGTTAGTTGCCACGAAGACTGTCTCTCTCTCAAAACAGAGAGCATACTTAATAACATGCCTAGATTCTCTGTATGCTTTTCCATATCTCAAAGTTTAGCACAGTTGCTATAAAATGTTAACTATCTCAGTTTAGCCCATTGTCCTCTATCTCTATGATACCTTCAGACTCTATGAGGGCTTTCCTATACATCTTAATAGATTCTTTCTGAGCCTGGTCAAGAAGTATATTACACTTCTTTTGAGTTTCCTCGATGTGGTGGGACATATTTGCATATAACATTTTCATCTGTTGATCCATATAAACAGAAACAGAAGACTTTATAATCCACTTACTGTGAAGACCCAAAGAATACCCAAGCATTAAAGTAAACAGAATAAATATTAAGTTACTAGTCATTATTTCCCGCCCTTAGGTGGCCATGGTCTCTTTAGCATCTTAGCCAAAGACACTACGTCTTCTTCCTCAACAGGAAGAGAGGAATCAATATTCATCTTCCTAAGAATCATTTTAATATAGTTCTTATTAAAACTAAAAAGTTCAGAGAGGTTTTCTAACGAATAGGTTTTTGGTTCGGACATATCCTCGCATTCCCTGTAACGCCCCAAAAGATGACAAAGAAACAAACAACCAGTAAGAAGTCCTACCATCAGCCACAGCAACCCATGCTTCGGATATTGCGAATAGCAAATAAACAACTATCATTAGTCCATAATGAATGTTGCCTTTCCCTTGCTCATTTAAGTTTACTATTTGTAGTATAAACCCAGCTAGGACTATTAGGTCAAACATCTTATGTTTTAAAAGAATATACGAACTTTTCTTCGATAGTATCCAGAATGTCTACTAAGTTCTTAACTGTAGCAGTTACGTCTCTAGCGTCCGCTACGTCTGTGTAGTCCCAGCTCATAGCATCTAAGCTCAGAGCAGCTTCTACGTGCATAATTGCAGCTTTAAGATGAGTCATTGCTTCAATACGATCTTTAGGGTCATAAGACATATTATTATACTAATCTTTCTATCAGCAAAGTCAACCCACTTTAGCAAGTAGGCACATACTGAACTCAGCTTTACAAGACTCACAAGTAACGTTATCTACAATATATGTA